CTGGTAATAGAGTTCGTGGCGGTTCAGATCCAGCAACATACCACCTGCGTACTGAATTTCATGCGCCTGCGGATCCGGCTCCCAGCCCAGCAGCGCTTTCCAGATAAGCTGCCTGACGTCATGAACGGCGTCATAGGATGCCCACTGCCCTTTTTCATCCCGTTCGTTGCTGAGCACCACGATGACGGAAAAACCCTCCGTCAAATCCTGCCAGTAGTCCGTCTGCGACTTCTGCTCGCCGGTGACATCTTCAGATGGAACGACATACGCTGCTGGCAGCCTGAGCTTTCCAGCTTCCGGGATTGCCTTGAACTGCGCGGCACCGCCAACACGGTTTTCAAACAACGGACATCGGGCGCGAAGCGCCGCAATAATCGGGGTTAGTTTCATTTTTTCTTCCTGCGTTGAGGTCGGAGGGATTTACGCAGCTCGCGGGACAGTATGTAACGGGTCCAGCTGCGGCGTCGTTCCAGTACCTCCGTCATGTAGTTGTTGCGGGGAGCAATTTTCCAGCCGCTGCCACCGGAGGCCCCCCGGTGATGCCCTTTTTTACGTTTTGCGCCGCGCCGTACACCGTAAAACAGAAATACAGGGTAAAATGCGCCTGAGATCGGGCGGTTTCCTTCCCCGTTCTTCTGATTAGGGGCAATTTTCACCATCAATCCCGGACGGCGACTGGATGCCCGCGGAACGTAATACCCGATGGAGCGTGCCAGTTTTCCCGTTCTGTATGAAGGATTATCTCCGGGTCCGGAACGCCCCCGCTTCATGACCAGGCGGCGGGCATCACGCATATGTACCTGCCCGATACAGACAAACGCCCGGCGCAAACGCGCCCGGTTAAAAACAAGCGTTTCCGGCTGTTCAAAATCAACGTGTAAAAACGCTTTGTTCTGCATAGCCCTCTGCCCGTTCAGTGCCCAGTTCCTCGCATTCGAGCAACAGGAAACGACGTTTGCTGTTCAGGTCGCGTATGCGCCGGATGCGGTAAACCTGCCCGTCGCAGAACACTTCATGATCGGCGGTAATATTCCGGCGCCAGCGGATCGTGAAATAGTGCGTCACGATTTTTTCCGTCTGTACGGAGCCCTGATAGGCCGCCGCTCCGGGCTGGGCCATCTTCGCCCAGGTGCAGATCTCCTCCGTATACGAGGGGGACACGCCAAAATCATCATTCGGCTCATCCACACGCAGGCGAATCGCTATCCGTTTATCCAGCTCGCCGGGGTCAGGCAATATGTAAGTTGCGCTGGTCTGCGCCTGACGAATTTTCATTGTGGAAAGTACCTGTATGGACCGACAAGCCAGCCAAAGCTCTGTGGCATGTCGAGTTTTTCCACTTCCGTAACGGAAGATCGGTTTTCGTAGAAATGACTGATAAGCATCAACATCCCCAGACGGATATCATCCTGCAGGAGCAGTCCGTCAGGATCGCTGTCCGGAATGGTTTCATCCGGCGCATAGAGCTTCCGGTTCAGATACGTTTCCGTCCGCTTTTGCGCCGCACAGGCCAGCAGTTGCAGATGGCGGTCATCAGTATCGAAATCCTCATCCAGCCGGAGTTGGGCTTTAATCTCTTCCATTGTCAGAAGCATACTCAGCCCTCTTTACTGGTCGTGGCTTTTTTCTCTTTTGTCGCTTTACTGCTTTTTGCACTGGTTCCGCGATCTGCTAACCCGGCCTGAAGTGCAATCTCCTGCACCCGGGCAGGAAGCGCCCCGTCGTCATACTCACCGGCCTGAATGACCTCAACACGCATACCGTCCGGTGACCATTTCAGATCTTGTTTCAGGATCATGATTCTTCACCCGTCAGAACAGGGGGCGCAGTTCAGCGCCCCTGAGTGATTACGCCGCAGCAATCTTCAGCAGTTTGATGGCCTGCGAGTCGACCAGCATGCCACCGGTGCGCTTGGTGGTATAAAAACCGACAAACGGTTTATTGGTGTACGGATCACGCAGAATGCGGGTGCCGATACGGTCTACGATGGTGTAACCCCGCTTGAAGTTACCAAATGCAATGGCTTTCGCATCTGCAGCGATATCCGGCATCTGCTCGTTTTCAGCGATACCGTAACCCGCCAGAGAGGACGGTTGCCCCAGTTCCAGCCCCGGACGCCACAGATAGTTACCCTCGGTGTCTTTCAGCAGACGGATGGCAAACAGGCTGTTGTTGTTCATCATGAACTTCGCGCCAGTGCGGTGTGCCTTACGCAGCGTGTAAATCAGTTTGATAATGGCGTCTGCGGTCACCGCGGTCGCTTCGCCGGATACAATATGCTGAAGTTTACCGAACGCACGTGCCTTATCGGACTCATCAGTGGATTCATACGCCAGGAACCCTTTCGGCTTCTTGGTGCCATCGCCTGAGGTAAAGGCAATTTCTTCCTGTTCGGCAAATTCGGTTGCCAGCTCGCTGTTGATCCAGGCCTCCACGTTGAAGAAGGCATCGTCCAGCATTTTCTGGGTGGCCTGCGGGTTGCCGTAGATTTCCCCCATGAAAGGCTCAATCAGTCCCAGCCTGGAAGTAGCGGTCTGGGGACGCGTGTCAGTTTCGCCCACCCATCCGGAAGCCGTGCCGCCCAGATTCACCAGTTTTTTGTAGTCGGAACCGCCAACGGTGATCACCGTGGCTTCCTGGCGCATCACCACTTCATCTTTCAGCAGGGTGAGAATGTTGCGATCCAGCGCTTCCGGCACGGCATAACCACCATCTTCATCAGTGCCCACCTGCAACGCCTTACGTTCCAGATCGCGCAGACCGTCTTCGCGGCCTTTACGCAGAAAGCCGACGAAAGCGTCTTTATGTTCTGTAGCCACCTTGTTTTGCGCTCCACCCGCCGGACGCTTCAGCTCAAGCAACTCTTTTTCGAGATCGCTTTTCAGGCTCTCCAGTTCGCTGAGTTTTCCGTTCAGGGTTTCCACCTGCCCGGCCAGCTTGCCTTTTTCCTGCTCAATCGCATCAACGCGCTTGTCATTCTTCGCTTTAAAGTCGTCAAACTTCTGCTGCAGATCCTGCGCGACCTGTTCCACATCTTTGATATCAACAGCCATTGTGTTTCTCCTGATTAAAAGTTCAGATTCTTCAGTGCATTCAGTGCAGAGCCCACATCCTCAGCGTCGCGCAGGGACAGTGCGCCATAGCCCCCGGCCATGAATGCTTTGGCCTGGGTACGGGAGAGTCCGACATCACGCAGGGATGTTCGGGGCCCGCCAGCGCGTTGACGTCGCTGATCCGCGCCTCGTCGTTAGACGGGGAAACGTCACCAGACTGACTTCCCAGAGGTCGATTTCTTTCAGCAGAAAGGCTTCTTTCGTCCGGTCGTATTCCCAGTCCTTCAGGACGTACCCAATAGAAAGGCCGGTTAACGATACCGGTCATGTAGTGCGCTTTTGCCATTCATCGATGAGCAACCGCCCCCTGACGTAAAGCCCGACATCGTCTTCCTTCATTTCGGTGTAAACACCGATGGGCTCATCCATGCGGTGCTGCCAGAGCAGCGCAGTAACTCCACGCACGCACAAATGGACATCACCACATCAGTTCCTTTACACCAAAGACAGACGGAGCCATATCCTTCAAACTCACCGGAGTCACTGACAGATTTCAGACTCAGCGGTACATCAAGACGTTGTTTCGTCTGCATTGGCGTTATCCTTCTGCTTACCGGCTTTACTGCCATCGGAGGGTTTCGTGGTCATGTTCATCGGTGTGAGATAGACATCACCACCGGGACGCGGATTCATATCTTCCAGGTCGCGGCAGTCATTGGGAGAGTAAATTCCCCAGTTGATCCCGGTGGCATAGGCTTCAAAACGGGACTTCATATCCCCGCGCAGTAACGCCCCCGCGGCGTTAAATTTGGTAACTTTTTTTACGTACCAGTCCGGTGTTGATCCGCTGCTCAATGCGGGTCAGATACGGCACCAGTGAATAGTTGATAAATCCGAGCCCCAGCTCTTCGATATTGTTGAAGGTGGCGCGATCGGTGTTCTGCACCATGTGCAATGGCACACGGAACAGACGACAAATTTCTTCAAGCTGAAACTTGCGGGTTTCCAGGAACTGGCTGTCCTCTGCGTTCAACGCCATCGACTTCCAGTCCAGCCCCATCTCAAGGATCATCGGGCGGTGAGCATTGCCAAGCCCGGTGTGACGCTCCTCAAAATCTTTCTTGGCTCATAAGCCATCCGAGCGTGCTCTGTACGCAAAACCCGATGCACCGCGCCATTGCTGAAGTCTGGCCCCGTGCTTCCGCTCCGCCAGCGATATTGCGCGGGTAGGCGAGGATTCAGCCCCACCAGCGTCCAGCGACGCGCATGCCAGATATCCTCCTGGCTCAGTACATCCGTGGAGCCATCCGGGAATGTGACCTGATAGACCGGTTCCCAGCTACTGTTAAGCTTCGGTACCACACTGCCGGGATCGACGGGCAGCAGTTCAGCCACTTCGCCAAATGCTTTCACTTTGTAGGCGTAAAAGTTTCCCCTCAGGCACAGACAGGTGACCACCAGCTCCCAGAACTCCTGCGGCGTCATATAGCCATTGGGATGCGTGGAGATCAGCTTATGCAGACGTTCGCCAGTGGCTCTCTGTTTCAGGCTGCCGTTCAGGTGATACAGGTTGCAGGGCAACATCCCGACCGACTCTGCCAGCACTGGGCGCCGTCATCATGGCCCGCTGTGTCTGCTTTCCGGTATAGGTGTCATACGACAGCCCGATGGCATCCGCCAGCTCTGCTGGCGTGGTCACCGGTGCGTCACTTTTTCGTTGAAATAATCCCGAAAAGAACACTATTTACCTCCGCCGACAGACTGCTGTGTACGGTCGAGATATCGCGCCACCAGCCACGACCAGAACAGGCACAGCGAACCCGCCTAAACAGCCGCACCATGCCAGCGCACCCAGCACGCCCACCAGAGGCGCGAGAATCAGCATGATCATAATTACCTCTTGCGGTAGGACTCAATGCAGAGCGTGTCTTCTCGTAGCATTCTGCCAACCGCCATAATCAGCGCAACTGCACCATCGATTTTGTTTTCCGCCTGCTCTTTGACGGGCTTCACTAAATCATCGTTACCTGGCATGTTTTTGCCGACCACATTGCCGATACACCAGGTCATGATGGGATTGCCGTCATGATGAAAGCGTCCCGATTCAATCGCTGCCTCCAGCTCTTTCATCGGGTCGGACATATTGGCGAAGTTCTGGACGATAGTAACGGGATTCAGGTCTTCATCAGCAAGGTCATGTGACAGCCCGGTCGCTCCAAAAGGGTCGATGGGTGACTCACTGACCGGGCTGATTTTGTTCGCCGCTTTGGCCTCTTCGAGGATGTAGCGATAATCCACCTCTGCACCATCGGTAACGGTCAGAACGCCCATTTCCACCCATTTCTGAAAGCGTTCGGCTGTCCGGCGATCTTCATTTTTCTCGACGCTGTACACCGTGTCATACGGTACCCAGAAACGCGGGGCCACACTGTAGTAATGCGTTTTACCGTCAATCTCGCGGGTATAAAGTCGCGCCATGCTGTTCATATCCAGCTTACGCGCCAGGTCAAAGGCCAGAATGCACGGCTGCCCCTCGAACTGCTCAAGAGTCAGTGATTTATCCTCGCAGCTCTGCCAGCTCACCAGGTTGAAATACGCCGAACGCGCCGACACCCAGATATTGAGGTGTTTTGTTTTAAAGACGTTTGCCAGACGGGCATTATTTTTCGCACGCTGCTGCTGACTTAACAAAAATTCGCGATAAACCGACACGCCAATATTTGGATTGGCTTTTTCCAGCACCTGCGGGTCGGTCCAGTCGTCACCTTCATCAACGGTATAGATGATCCCGAACAGTTCATCGTTAGGCACCGAGCCGTTGAGCATCTCGATGACTTCCCGCCGTTTGTCGTAGCACGGCCCCTCAATGTTGTACCCGGCGGTGGTGATGGCCCACATCAGTGGCTGACGTCGCGCCCCCATCCCGGTAAGCATTGTGGTATAAAGCGCATCGGTGGCATGCTCGTGATATTCATCCACCACGGCACAGTGGGGTGATGAACCATCACCTGGGTTGCCGATCAGCGGTTCAAACCGCGCGCCATCCTCCGGACGGTTCATGTTTGAGGCGTTAACCTCAATCCCGAACGCTTCTGTCAGCATGGGTGTGCGTTTACACATCAGTCGCGCCGGGCGAAAGACTTCCCACGCCTGTTTCTCTGTCGTGGCACCGGAATACACTTCCGCGCCAAACTCGTTATCACAGGCAAAACAATACAGGGCAACACCGGCAGAGATTGCTGATTTGCCGTTCTTACGGGGGATTTCGGTGTACACCTCCCGGAAGCGGCGCAACCGGGTGCCTTTATTGACCCAGCCAAACGCACAGCAGATCACAAATAGCTGCCACGGCTCCAGCGTGATGGGCATCCGTTTGAATGCCCACTCCCCCTTGGTGTGCGGCAACAGCTGAATAAATTTCGCGGCCCGTTCAGCCAGGTCCTTGTCGAAGCGGTAACGAAACGACTTACTTTTTTCCGCCATCAGGTCATCAAGATGGCGCTGGCAGGCCTGAATCACAAACTGGCAGGCAACAATCTTTCCGCGCACGACATCCCGGGCATACTGATTGGCTGCATTTACGTTGGGGTAAGATTTCCGGCTCATGATTCGATGATTTTCAGATTGTCAGAAACGGGTTAGTGGCTTTCTTCTTCCCCGCCAGGCCAATCAGACGCTGGCGGCTGCTGGGGTCGAGTCCGAGCATTGCCCCCGTGCTGCTCATCTCGGACTCCTGTTCTTTTTTGGCGGTCAGCTCCGGATTTTTGACCATGCCGCCCATTGCACCGGTGATGGTGTTGCCCTGTCTGGTAATATTTTTCACGGCACGTCGCCAGAATTCATAGGCCACACACCACCGCTCAAGTACCGCCAGGTCAGTCACGCACAGCAGGCCCTGACCGCAGAGTTCTTTGGTTGTCAGTTGCCACATGATCGTGGCGAGAGGGAGATCTTCTTCAGCGAACCACTCCGGTGGCTCAACACCTTTGATGGGCGTAAAAACAGGTTCATCTTTATTCAGGGCTCGCTTGCCGGGGTTTCCGGCCAGCGCCTTGCGCGCCGTAGGCTTGGCTTGGGGCGACGCCCGGAACGCCCCGCCGTTCCAGCCATATGCGGCACTCCTGGTTAAATTTCATTTTTCGCGGGTATAAAAAAACGATGGGCGGCGGGCAGTCCGGAAGACGTCAGGTCACAGGGATTTGACCCGCCCCTCCCCTCTGGCAGCGGGAACTGGTTCTTACTTCAGCCGTTCACGGGCCGTCTTCGCCTTATGACACGGCCAGCACAGACTCTGCAGATTGCAGTCAGCATCAGTGCCGCCATGCGCTTTAGGAATAATGTGGTCAACGGTTTTCGCCTCACGCACCACACCGGCACGCAGACATAACTGACACAGGCCTTTGTCACGCTTCAGGACACGCGCGCGGATACTGTCCCACTTCGAACCGTAGCCGCGCTGATGACGGGATTGTCCTGGCTTGTATTGCTTCCAGCCTTCGCTTTTGTGACTTTCACAATAGCCTGACGGATCAGTGGTAGTTTGGCGGCAACCACGAACGCGGCAGGCTTTTGGGATTCTAGGGGGCATATAAAAAATTTATAATAAGTAAAATAATAAAGAAAAATGCTCAAAGGCAATTACCTTGACTCAAATACAAATCTAGAAGAGATGAGCTTATCAAGCATTTTCATAAGTAAATCCTTACTCTCACCACCATTTATATATTTATTAAAGTTAGACTCGAACTCATGCCAAACTTTTTCTAACTCAGTATTATCAAATAAGTGCTCTGTCGCAAACCATGAAGATTGGCAACAATCAAAAATACTCAAAAGCTCATCAAATCTTTTAACATTCTCTTCTCCCAACTCAATTTGCTGGCTAATAAGATCTACATCTTTAAATAGCCATTTAGCAATAACTTGCTCTCGTTCATCATTGAGTTGCTCGGGGTCAATATTGACAGGCATAAATAATAGAGCTGTCTTTAATTTCTTTAATGCATTCCTAAAATCTATTTTTACTTTTGTTTTCTCTTGTTCCCGCCACGTAAATAATGCCTTGAACGCCAAAAACAAAGTAACAATAGTAGCTCCAGCACTCACCCAAGATGCAATCATTGCCCAACAAGCCCACTCAGCAGCAGCACGGTTTGCTACAAGTGTCTCATATGCAATATAATTTTCGTTCATTTTTACCTCACTGTTAATAGTGAGAGTATTGTAACTAAAAGCATAATAACTAGAACAGTCAAATAAAAATATTTCACCTAATGAATATTATTATTCAAATGTAGATTGTACTTTTGCTCTCCTAGCCTACGAAGATCAGACTTATCACGGTTACATAGCCCCAGTGCTGATAGCAGACTTACATTCAAACTAAGACTATCCCCATAAGTCAGAGGATTGGGTATAACTGGCTGTGGAGTTTCAGCGAGCAGGTTCGCCGGTAACGGCATCGTTGGAACCTGCACGTATACTGTCCGCGTACTTCCGCAACCGGTCAGCAGCGACATCAGGCACAGGACGTGAAGCACAATCATCATCCGCAACAGCCACTTTGATATCTTCCTGGGTTCTCTGTGACTCCAGTGCGATCTGCTGTTTTGCATGTTGATTCGCCTCCTGAATGATGTTCGTTATTGCCATAGTACGCAGAACATTCTCGGTGATAGCCTCAGTAGAATCAGCTCGCTGTTCCGCAGCATCAGCACGCTTCTGCTCCTCCAGAAACTTTCCATGATAGTGATTCGCTGACCAGACAAGACCACCAGCGACACAAGCAATAAACGTTAAAATGAGCGCCCAATAACTCATCTTCATACCAGCAGCGCCGCCCGCGCCTTGTTGTATCGGACCTTACGATCCTCAATACCGTTCAAACCGCCGTTAATGATGCGCGTAACACGGTTAATATCGGCACCGTAGATCATGCAACCTTTAGAGGTGTAGAACCATGCAGCTGAGCGCGCAGCCTGTAGTTCCTGTTCCAGTTGTTCAGGTGAAGTCACCAGATCTAACTTCAGCGCCGCGCCACAGATGCGATAATTATGGAGGCCAGTGATTTGAATTAATCCTCTACCACGATATTTCCAGCCATCACCGGGTGCTTTGTTACCCAGCCGGTTGCTATACACCAGATTGGCAATAGCATCCTGACGAGCTGCATGTCCGGATGTTCTGCCAAGGGCATCAGCCTGCTGCTGTGTGATCCTCTTTCCGAACGTCGCCACCAGCGCAGATGGCGTGTAGTTAAAATTTTCAACTACGGCGCTAAACCCCATCGACTCATGGCCTACCTGAGCGATAAACATCGCCTGATCCGCTGGTGCTGTAATGCCGAATTCCTTCATCGCCGCATCAATGTGCGGAAACCAGCGCGCAGCCTGCCCGGCGCTAATACCAGCCGCCTTTTGAAATAATTGTTGGTTCATTAGTGCCTCAGATGATCAACCAGACGTGCAACGTTGCCTCTGACGGCCACCAGCACGGAAAGAAAAATAGTATTCGCCACGATAATGGGCCATGAGGAATGGGGATAAATCCCACAGAGATAGGCCAACGGAACAGCACTGTATGTAACAGTAATCAACCAAGCTAAACGTGAAACCCAAGGACGATGCCGCGAATCACCACGACGATAAAACATCAGAGTAATAACAACACAAGCACATAACAACGCATTTATAGTTGCTGTCGGGTCATTTAGCTCCACCTGAACCTCCCCGGCGCGTTATGAGCGCCACCAGCGAGCCGATATCCTGATTATTCAGGAACGTCAGGATCTTAACGGCTAAAGCAGAGACGATTACGGCACCAATAGCATCCAGAGGTTTATCACTGTATCCGGTCAAGTTCGCCAGCTTGGAGCCAACCAACCCAGAGCAAAGGATCCCGGCAATATATGACACGATAAAATATGCCAGTCGGCGCGATGCACTCAGATCTGCTGCTGTTGCTATGTAGAATACAGCCCCTGCAAATGCGCCAAATACAACGCCGTAATCAGTTCCGGTCAGCAGTCCATAAACACTGGCACCCGTCAGGGCACCACCAGCCAGCCCAGTACCGGAAATCGGATCGGACATTTAGCCCCCTCTTAATTGCTGTTGGTCCTCTCAGATATGAGGGGAAGGGATCTTAATGACAGTTTGTCTATTATTTCAGACAGACTAAAACCTGATTACATATCAGAAGAAGCAGCAGAATTTCTCCGCTCACTAAAACTTTCAGTCAAACACTACCCTGTTGATTATTTCTCAGAGGCGGACTTGACTCCCTGGGGAAACTCAACTTTCCGTTAAAACCACCAGCAGACATCCGTTCAATTTCCACAGAAATATCACTGAGCCGTTCTTCAAGCTCTGCTTTTTCTTTTACCAGACGGTTATAGCGGCTTAGATGAAGCTTTTGCTGCTCCAGCCAGTCTTCAAGCTGTTCAACAGTCATACCAGGGTTAAAAAAATATGGCTGCTGCTTTTCGCCCTGCATTATTGACCTCCAGAAAAGCAAAAACCCCGCCGAAGCGAGGTTTGTTATGATTTCGTTAACGGCAGACATACAAAGCCCATCGTTAGGAGAATCCTAACCAGATTTTTTGAAAAATGCAAGAATCATGTCGCCATCTTCGGCGAAAATCATTTATCTCGTGACTTTTCTTAATTGCGCCTCAGCATATGCTTCTTCCTGCCAGCACTTTGTCACCAGTTTATCAATGATATCTGCATATCCTTTGTACCACTGATAATCCGTCAGGTCTGGTACCAGCTTCTGGACATGATGCCGCGCCAGCGTGGTTGGTAAACGACTAAACCGGTTTCCATTGCAACGCCCACAAATCTTATAAACAGGCGTGCCATGAAGTCGGGTCCTTTTTTCATCCAGGACAATACCTTTACCCTTACACCCTCTGCACGCTGTGCTGACTTCTCCCTTACCATGACAATGCTGACATAGTTCCTTCCCCCACTCTTCCTTGATAACAGATACCCCGCTTCTGGAGTGTTTCACCACTTCGCGCAATACATTATGAAATCCAGTCCCAGCACAATGCTCACAGCGAGCCTTACTTGCCGCAGACCTGGAATAATCAGCAAAGGCAAAATTCACAAGGTAAGGGATGATCTGTAACCGGGTTTCTTCACTCAATTTGTTCAATGTCGGGTTATCCAGTGCCATCGCGTAATTGAGCAGCAATCGCAAACTGAGGATCCTGAACACCAACTTTTGCCAGGAATAAGGCAAAACCCAGTGGTGCTTTCGACTGCACCATCCCCTGCGCAGCCATCACATCCGTAATCGTTAAACCACCAGCCTGGCCGGTGCGTGCAAGAGAGGGAGTAATTTCGGTAAGGCTTCAAGGATGCTCGTTCTCCACTTGCCAGTCGCCTTGGCGCACGATCGATAAAACGAAATATCAGCTCCAGTTGGGAGCCATACTTCTCTTCGATGCGGTGTCATGTATCATTGTGATGCGTTCTGCACAAAGGCAACACAAAGAGGTCATGCGCTTTTGTACCCATTCCACCCTGACCGTGGCCTATCAGGTGGTGGGGGATCATCAGCCTGCTTCCCGCAGCAGGCGCACGGGATTTAACCCAGCGGGTATATCTCTCATTGACCCATCGACGGCGTTTCGGACGTAACATGAAGCTTTCCGGCGATTCCGGATCAACCCTGAGCGCCAGTACCTTTTTCGCCTTATCCTGTACAAGGCTGGTGGCCGGCACCGAGGGAACAATTTCACTTTCACGGGTAGCTGACTGGACAATTGCCTTCGGCATCCTTAATGCTTTTCTCGCTGCGCTCTCCGGCAAAACGTCTGCCAGGTCATTGCGTACCATCCACCAGCACAGTTCCGGGAGAGTAACTGCGTGCATATCGTCAAAACCCAGATCACGACAAACAACCGATAAAACCCATTTTGTCGTATTCTCCACAGCTATTGATTCCAGCCGTTCCGTAAACTGTTCGCGCAGCAGGTTATCGCAGTGCCAGCACAGTCGGATTGCCCCCGGAGCGTGGCGCATGGTTGTCATCTGTTCGCTGTGCCAGTCTGAATGCGGCCACTGACAGCCATTCCCCCGGAGTAGCCAGCTTTCCAGGCTATCCAGACCACCAGCACGATAAATAACCGACTCATTACGGAACACATCACGAACAGCAGGATCATCCGCCAGCGGCTGTGATACCGCCGGGACTACGCCGCTGGCGAAAGATGAAAATTGCTCCGGCTCTGGTTCAAGCAGAACACGCCCCTGCATAAACAGGGGCATCAGTTCCGATCCCGGCCTGAACAATACAACGCCCATACGAGGAGCAATTTCAGGGGTCAGTAACGCTCTCACGATCACCTCAATGAACGGTATCGAGCAGCTTCAGCAGCTCAGGGAATTTGGACTCGAAGAAATGCGGCTGCGTCTCGCGAGGGTTTGCCGGGCTGGTGATGTTTTTGCCGAACATGCAGCCTTTTGCCGTCAGCGACCAGAATTTTTTAATGCCGTTAATCGCGGAGCGACTGTAACGCTCACGATGTTCAACAACACCCAGCTTTGCTAACTGCTGATACGCCTGATTAGCCGTCATCCGGATACCATGCTGTTTTAACAGCGCGCTCAGTGCCAGCGTCGGGCGGCTTGAACCATCCAGCGCGCCAGCCGGAGCATCAATGGCATATTGTGGCGCCAGGTTAGGTAGTCCCACTGCCTCCTGGAGTTTCTGACACGCGCCCAGTACCGATGAATTGGACAGGTTTAACTCTTTGCGCATAAAACCCAGCAGAATCACCCCCGCCTGCATCTTATCGGCAGCCATACCAGAAGATGTTTGTGGCGCACTGGTAATCCGATCGAACGTGCGGATCACCTTAAGATGGAAAGACGGGCTGATCCACATTGCATAAGCAAACACCAGTTCTTTGCATACGTATGTACCTTGTTCAGCGCCACCGCGAACAGTATTTACTGGAGCACGTACCAAACTTCGGGTATCACTACCGCCCTGAAAAAAGCTAACTGATTGATTTTGTTCCGATGATGGAATTCCGCCCTCGGTGAAAAGTTGCTCAATCAGCTCACGGGTTTGCTTATTATCAAGCCAGTATTTCGGACGATATTTCTGATCTCCACCAGCAGCACGGTGCAAATCGTTAAGACAATAGCGCCCATGAACGTCGCGGCGAACTTCGATACCATCAATGACCATTAAATTATTCATGCTTCTTTCTCCATTTTCAGGCGGCTGCACCCGCCCCTGTTTCAAATTTCGTGATCCAGCTTGATCAGAACCAGTTTTCGCAATGGATTACCCACTCGAATTTTCATCGCTTTAACCATCAGCTCCATAAGGGAACTCATGCAGCACCTCCGAGATGCTTCATGTTTTTGCCGGAACGAAAGGCAATAAGCGGCATGTTGACGCGGTAATTACGCCCAAGAGGCTCACAGACAACCTTCTGACATTCGCGATCGACCAGGCTAATACGCAGAACGTACCCTTCTGCAGCTTGATCAGAACCAGTTTTCGCAATGGATTACCCACTCGAATTTTCATCGCTTTAACCATCAGCTCCATAAGGGAACTCATGCAGCACCTCCGAGATGCTTCATGTTTTTGCCGGAACGAAAGGCAATAAGCGGCATGTTGACGCGGTAATTACGCCCAAGAGGCTCACAGACAACCTTCTGACATTCGCGATCGACCAGGCTAATACGCAGAACGTACCCTTCTGGTGTGCTGTACCACTGTCCTGGACGAGGGCAATGAAAACGTTGGCTGGTGAACCGTTTAAAAATATTCCGGATCATTTGCGCCCCCTTACCTCTGAACGGTTCAGTGTCATATTGATAAGGCTCGCAAGCGCCGCAGCGTCATCATTTGCGCCCCCTTACCTCTGAACGGTTCAGTGTCATATTGATAAGGCTCGCAAGCGCCGCAGCGTCATTGATGCGGTCGTACAGGCTTACGGCCAGAAAAAACCGCATGAGCGCGGTTGTCGCCGATAACAATTCCAGGACGCCAATCCCGGCACCCGCTTTATGAGGTGCCTGAACAGTGTAACGTCCCGGAATTGCAGAATCAATGTGTTCCTGGCGCTTCACACTCAACAAAATCACGCCTGAATTTCCACAAAGGGCTAAAACACTCATGCGGATAGCCCTTGCGCAGATAGATAACGCGCTCAGTTTCTGGTTCCCAGCGAATGACAAGAAAAAACCGCATGAGCGCGGTTGTCGCCGATAACAATTCCAGGACGCCAATCCCGGCACCCGCTTTATGAGGTGCCTGAACAGTGTAACGTCCCGGAATTGCAGAATCAATGTGTTCCTGGCGCTTCACACTCAACAAAATCACGCCTGAATTTCCACAAAGGGCTAAAACACTCATGCGGATAGCCCTTGCGCAGATAGATAACGCGCTCAGTTTCTGGTTCCCAGCGAATGACATGGACATAAAGTCCCCTTCCATCACGAAACCAGCGGTTAAGTTCCTGCACGAGTTATCCCCCACGGTCAGGCTGTGTTCCCTGTGGTTACGCACGACCAGGCTATTTGGTAATCTGCATTCATACGGTCAGGCTGTGTTCCCTGTGGTTACGCACGACCAGGCTATTTGGTAATCTGCATTCATGACGCAACGGCCGGTACTCATACATCCCCGGTTGTTGCGACAAACGGTTATTTACCGTTAAACTGTTCATGCGTTGGTTTTCTCCATAAAATTTGACGCCACGGCGCCCGGAGCTGCACACTCGCGGGCGTCACCCTTTTCTGGCGCGCAAAAAACCCTGTATACCAGTGTCGAATGCTGTTGCAGCTTTGCGATCGCCTGATACAACTCCTCATCAATCACGGCTTTTTCATGTGGCTCAATAACGCCATCTTCGATAGCCACCCTGATTTGCTGGGAATAACTGGTGATCTGCTCAATCGCTTCCAGCAGGCGCTGATTAATATCTGCGTTATCCACTTCTTCCATATCTGCCAGCGGAACAAAAACGCCACCTGATGCCCTGGCTACTGAATGTGCCAGGTGATAGGTTCCTCCGGCACGTTGCAGTACCAGCGCCCACCCAATCGGGAAGATCTGATCACCACCAGTACGCAGGCGGTTAAACAGAGCATCTTTGGTGACATCCAGCCATTCCGCAGCTTCTTCATAACCGCCATGCAGACTGGAAATCGTCTTTTTAATCGCAGCCACCAGCCAGCGGGGCTGCTTTTCAACTTTCCATTCAGGTTCATGTCCCACGGATCTACTCCTTCTGCTGTGGTGGCGGTCAAATCGCCGAATCACTAAGCTGATATCTGTTTGGATACAAAATTTGCATCTCGCTAATTTCTCCGGCGTAAAATTGAGCCAGGCGCTCAGCAAGCTCTGTTGAAGGAGCCTGCTCGCATCTTTCAACCCGGCTTAATGTTGCAGGATCAACCTGAACCCCTTTAGCGACGTGCTGTAACGTATAACCATGCGATTTCCGCAATTTTCTCAATGGTGATTGCATAAAACCTCCTTCTTTTGCGTATGTCGCATGTTATTTCATGCAGCAAACTTGCGCAAGTTGATTTGCACAATGCGCAAAAAATTAATGTAATGAACGCATGAATATAGGAAACCGTGTCAGACAACTTCGCCGCGCGAAGAACATGAAAATTGCTGAGCTAGCAGAAGCCATCGGCGTGGATGCCGCAAACATCTCTCGTCTGGAGACTGGCAAGCAAAAGCAATTTACCGAACAAACACTTTCTAGGCTGGCTGACTGCTTAGGTGTTGATATAGCAGAACTCTTTACCTCAGACCCAAAAGGTAATACTGTATGTAAACACAGTGATATGAGGAAGGATTCAGCTAACGTGAAGGATTTGTTCCGTATCGAGATACTGGATGTCAGTGCAAGCGCCGGTAATGGACTCATTCAGGGCGGTGATGTTATCGATGTAATCCATGCTATCGAATATAACAAGGACAAAGCATTAGCTATGTTTGGCGGGCGCCCTGCCGCTGAGCTTAAAGTGATTAACGTGCGCGGTGACAGCATGGCGCCAACAATTGAACCGGGAGATCTTATTTTTGTCGATATAAGCATCAACCAGTTCGATGGTGATGGCATCTATGTCTTTGGCTTTGATGATAAAATATACGTAAAAAGGCTGCAGATGATCCCCGATAAATTATTGGTGATATCTGATAACACTAACTACAGGGAATGGAGTATTACCAAAGACAACGAGTGCAGGTTCGGTGTTTTTGGCAAGGTTCTGATAAGCCAGACGCAGTCACTCAAACGACACAATTAATAGAAAGCGTCGACAAGGCCACCATTATGGTGGCTTTTTTTTTTGACTCAAAATTGCATATATCGCAATTTTATACTTGCGCAATGTGCAATTTAAAGGTAATTTGCATTCATAGAGCAGCGAACAGGCAGGACGCCCACGAAGTAGCCGCCGGTGGCATACGAATGACCGGATGAGTCGCAATGATGCATTACACAGGAGTTCAGATGAATAACTACTACACATGCTCCTTCTGCGGGGCCAATGAAATGGATGCAAAAAAAATTATCGCTAAAGGCGGTAATGCTGATCCAGCAATCTGTTCTGAGTGCGTTGTTCGCTGCGTAGGTGTTCTGGCAAATACCAGTACTACCGAAAGCACAAGAAGTACGGAAATGAATAATGCTGCCAGCATCGAATTCTGGCAGCTGATAACAGCTCTTTCAGAGATGCTATTTCTTCTCTAAAAGCTGCTCAAGAGATGGGAGACGAAGAAAGCGCCTGTTTAATAGCCAAAAAACTGTCAGTTAAGTTCGATTATGCGCCTTGTCGAGAAACTGTTTAATCAGGTCAGCAAGCTCAGATGCACTGCTCTCTCCTGAGTTATTTAACGCATCACAAACGGCATAAGGCTTGTGCTCCAGCGGAATTCTGGTAACCAAAAGGGCCACCGCAATCTTTAGAGCACGAACATCAGCGGCAAGGCCTTCATTGGAAGAATCACTATTCAACGTAGTTTCTAAAATAGGCATAAAAAATCCTTTAAAGCTGTGGGGCTTATAAGGATACCACCGAGCCTGATGTGGTGAAAAGACAGGCACACAACGATGAGAGTATTGACGAGCAAGGCATAAGTGCTGGTTCGATTCCAGACAGACCTCTTTAGTGAGGTGGGTTGGGCAGAGAAAAGGTCCGTTCAATTCGGACACCGGTAATGCTCTCATCGTTGTGGTGAATGCGGCTCAGCGCACGCGGGTAAGGTTGAAGCTGACAGTCGATCCTCTGTAGTTAAGCACCCGTCTGGCGTGCAACCTTCGCCAGATACCGGGAGGCACCCGGCACCACAACGTTATTGCTGTGTGAAGACTTGTCGGCGTCCGGCTCTTCCAACAACAGGAGGAAGGCGACAGTGTTCTGCCGTGACGCGACCTTTTTACACAACAGAAAAGTGCATCTCCGCGCGACGGGCTCATTACCCCATCCACCCGGAAAGCTGTTACAGCAGGTGCTCTTTTCTGTTTTGTGGAGAAACCAACTGGCGGTGGCAACCGCCATCTTGAGGGGTTAACGATGAATGATGACCGCATGACCGTAGTGCCCGACTTTCTGGGCGAACTGGATGCCGGCGTGTTCATGAACAAAATCGCGGCAGCGCTGAATACTGTCGGATTAGGCGTTCTGAATAACGGCAATAAAGGCAAGGTAGTCCTCACCTTTGATTTTGAGCGCATGGGAAATTCAGTCGAAGAGAAGCGCGTCAAAATTAAACACAAGCTGCAGTACAGTACTCCGACGCCGCGCGGTAAAGCGTCAGAAGAGGACACAACAGAAACCCCAATGTGGGTTAACAAGGGCGGAAAGCTCACCATACTGCAGGAAGATCAGGGTCAACTGCTCAGTATTAAAGGCACTACTGACGGAAAGCTTAAAGCGGCTCAGTGAACCGCAGCTAACCAAATCACTGCCACCACTTTGATCACTAGTTAATAAGGAATTTTTATGTCTCAGTTAGACAGCGGCACTTTTCAGCAGGTAAAAGACCTGGTCCTTTCTGGCTATCACCTGAACGATATTCAGGGGCTGGCTTGCCCGACAGCATTATTACCTGCCGGAACAGGTGTTGAAAGCCTCGAACGCTTTGCTCTGGAGCGTTTCCGCTTCCGCGGCACCATGACTACCACCAGCATTGAAGACTTTGTCCGTTATTCAAAGGGCTATGCCAGTGCAACCGAAAAAGCACGCTGCTTTATTGATGCTGACCATATGACAGCTCGCTCAGTTTTCAATATTGGTACGCTGGATAACCCCGGTCATGCAGACAACGCTGCTTCTATCACGCTGAAACAGACTGCACCATTCCGCGCCCTGCTACAGATCAACGGGGAACGCCCTGAAACAAAAACAGATCGCCGAATGGCTTGAAGACTGGAGCGATTATCTCCTGGCGTTCGATTCTGACGGTAACACAATGCAGATTTCACAGGCTGCCCAGCTGTTCGCCGCATTACGATCCAACAGGCAACCCAGCAGGATCATGAAGATGGCGATTTCAGCGGTAAGAAATCCCTTATGCAAAGCATTGAGGCCAGCAGCAAAGATGTTATGCCGGTGGCTTTTGAGTTCAAATGTGTTCCGTATGAGGGTCTCGGCGAACGTGCGTTCAGCCTCCGCAACAGCCTGCTGACCGGTGATGAACCTCGCTTTGTTCTGCGTATCGTACAACTGGAAGCGCAGGAAGAAGCGATCGCCAATGAATTCCGCGACATGCTGATCAACAAATTCGACGGTGAATCAGTAGAAACGTTCATCGGTAACTTTAAAGCGTAATTGCTCTGCATTAAATCCCCGGCGCCGCGGGGATTTATTGAAGCGTAATTCTGTTAATTATCGCCACCCGGCGAGGGATTCGCACAACCAAAATTCACGCGGTGCAGCGCGAAATAAATTATAAGGAGAACCAACGATGAGTTTTATTCAAACACTTTCAGGTAAACAATTTGATTATCTCAGCGCAACTATTGACGACATTGATATTGAAGATATCGCCGTGGCGCTTTCCAATATTTGCCGCTTCTCCGGACATCTCCCTGAATTTTATAGCGTGGCGCAGCATTCCGTACTGTGCAGCCAGCTTGTATCACCGGAGTTTGCCTTTGAAGCCCTGATGCACGACGCAGCCGAAGCGTATTGCCAGGATATCCCTGCCCCATTAAAAGCGTTACTGCCTGATTATCGCGAGATTGAGAAACGTACCGATCAACTGATCCGCTTTAAGTTTGGCTTGCCACTGGAAGAAGCCAGCGTAGTGAAGTATGCAGATCTTACCATGCTGGCAACTGAACGCCGCGATCTGGATATTGATGACAGTATTCCCTGGGTAATACTGGAAGGTATCCCCCCCGACAGATTTATTCGAAATCTACCCCCTTCGCCCCGGTCAGGCTTTCGGCCTGTTTATGGCCCGCTTTAATGAACTGATGGAGCTACGCCAATGTGCTGCATAAAAGATAAAGAGTCTGTAGTGAAGGCAATCAGATCAAGACGTTTGTGGGAGCGCGTTGAAGGCGGTGCAGCATGACAGTCCATACATTGAAGCAATGCCGCCCGGACCAAGAAGAAACTGAGTATTTATGGAAGCTGTTTCATGCTGCACAACGTAATGATGCTCGCTGGCACGGTAGTGAAATCAGCATTATCGCCGATGAGCTATCCCGGACGGATTTAGATCGTAACCAAAAACTGTTCCTTCTCCGCTCCTGGCAAGTGCTGGTAGACGACAAAGGTGGATTCGGGCGCTTTATGGGTGCCTTTGATACTTACGTCTACAACATGCAAGACCCGGATGATGACTGCGTAGCGTGGAAGCCTGAACTTAGCAACCTGCTGTGTGACGGGCAATTGTTGGACGTGGTTATCGATGCTTATCAGTCTGCTCGGCAGCGCATAGCAGAACTGGAGGCGCGGACGGTCAACCTGTCAAAACGCAGCGTTGGCGAAGTCATGCACATGACCGGATTCAGCCGGGATTATGCCGAGGGTTGGTGTGCTGGTAATGATAATGCGATACACGAAATACGCACCGCTGGCATCAAGGTTAAGGGGGAGTGATATGGCTACTTTGACGAAACAGGAAAAAGCTGGGTAAAGAAACTCAATAAGCTACTGGCGGAGTGTCCCTCAAATCGGATCGCGTTTGCGACGACTGGCGATTGTGAAGTATCGCTGTTTGATGTGACTCGCTATGACGAAATTTTTGATGAAGTAGAGAAGGGGAAAAGCGAATTTATCCCTTCCGCTATGCGTATCGGCGCAACCTTTAATGAGTGCCTGACATTTCCTAACCAGGTTGAAAGCACGGCAGGCTGAGGACTAACCCATGACCACTATTACCAAAGAACGTATCGAATTGTTCATTAAAAGTCCTCTTGAAAACGGGCTTACCCGTGGCGAACAAATGGAACTGGCGCGTATCGCGCTGGCATCGCTGGAAGCTGAGCCTGTAAGCCAAACTTACGAGTTGCCACAAACGCAGTTTGAGCAGGTTGCTGACCTCTACGAAATGCAATTTGATGATGGGCGCACCTGCGCATTCCACACAGATGGTGCAAAAGCTGCTCAGTGGTTGCTCGCATGCGATGGTAATAAGGTGCAGGAATACGTCAGGCTTGAGCGCTATCATGAGGCTCTTATTGGCAACTCTCCGGTAATTCCGGATGATTGGGTTATGGTGCCGAAGAAACTAACTGCTGAGAACGGTGCCAAGAGTTTGCTATCCGGTGAGTTTTTAGAAACTACTTTTATAAGCTTTCCTGAATGCTTGGCCGACGAAGAATGCGAAAGCTGCGACGGCAGCGGGCGAATTAAAAATTGAGGTTCCTGTCAGCTGGACGACGATTAAGGCTATTTGGAATAAAGGCGTTGAACATTTTCGTAGCAGCACCGCAACAGGGGACAACTAATTTATGAATAACTTGATGATCGACCTTGAAACTATGGGTAAAAAACCTAACGCGCCTGTTGTCTCCATCGGTGCTGTGTTCTTCGATCCGCAAAGTGGTGAAATTGGACCTGAGTTCTATACCGCCGTTAGCCTTGAAAGCGCAATGGAACAAGGTGCCGTTCCTGATGGCGATACCATTCTATGGTGGTTAAGACAAAGCCCGGAAGCGCGAGCGGCTATTTGCGCTGATGCAGTATCTGTTACGACCGCGCTTATTGAGTTCAATGACTTTATCACCTGTCACGCCGACGATTTGAAATACCTGAAGGTATGGGGTAACGGTGCCAATTTCGATAACGTTATCCTGCGTGGCGCTTTCGAACGTGCCAGCCTCCCCTGCCTGTGGAATTACCGGAACGATCATGACGTCCGCACGATGGTTACTTTGGGTCGTGCAATCGGCTTCGATCCCAAACGTGACATGCCGTTCGAAGGCGATATGCACAACGCGCTGGCTGATGCCAGGCATCAGGCGAAATACGTTTCAGCTATCTGGCAGAAACTGATCCCGCCCACCAGCAACAATATCTGATTTAAACCGGGTGCAGCCGGTTAGATGGAGAAGCAACTCATGAGCGATCGCTTCCTGACTGAGGAGGAACTGGAAGATGCTACAGGAGCAAGCCAGAAGTCACTCCAGAAAGAAGTATTAACGCTGAACGGTATTTATTTTATAGAACGCCGGGACGGTTCAATCAGAACAACCTGGTATCATATAAATCACCCAGTTTCGCGCCTTCTTCCACCAGCAGGGTATCAGCCTGTACCAGGCATGAATTTTGACGCTATAGAGAGTTAACATGGGTCGCAAACGTGCGCCCGGTAATGAGTGGATGCCAAAGGGTGTATTCTTTCGCCCTTCTGGTTACTACTGGAAACCGGGAGGATCAACAGAAAATATAGCTCCAGCTGATGCAACTAAAGCTGAGGTCTGGGTGGCTTACGAAAAAAAAGTTGAGGGTAGAAAAAACAGAATTACATTCACACAATTATGGCGAAAATTTCTTGCCAGTGCCGATTATGCTGATCTGGCCCCAAGAACGCAGAAAGATTATCTGGCACATGAGAAATATATACTTGCCGTATTTGGTGATGCCGAAGCTAAAGCAATAAAGCCAGAACATATCCGGCGTTATATGGATGCCCGTGGGCAAAAAAGCCGTGTCCAGGCGAATCATGAACACAGCTCTATGTCGCGCGTATTTCGTTGGAGTTATCAACGTGGTTATGTTCCTGGTAATCCTTGCGTTGGTGTGGATAAGTTTCCTAAGCCTCAACGCGATCGATATATTACCGATGAAGAGTACAGAGCGATATATAATAACGCAACGCCAGCCGTCAGGGCTGCAATGGAAATAGCTTATTTATGTGCTGCCAGAGTTTCTGATGTATTGAAAATGAACTGGAATCAAATACTGGAGAAAGGAATTTTTATTCAGCAAGGAAAAACCGGAGTTAAACAAATTAAATCCTGGACAGATCGCTTACGTGATGCCGTTGAAATATGTCGTGAATGGGGAGAGGAAGGCCCTGTTATCAGGACTATGTATGGCGAGCGTTATTCTTATAAAGGATTTAACGAGGCGTGGAGAAAGGCGCGAAAGGCTGCGGGGGATGATCTGGGACGTCCTCTTGACTGCACTTTCCACGATCTAAAGGCAAAGGGGATTTCAGACTATGAGGGAACGGCGAAAGACAAGCAGAAGTACAGTGGCCACAAAACCGAATCCCAGGTTCTTGTTTACGATCGCAAGGTGAAAATGAGCCCAACCCTGGACAGGAAGCGTTGAGCTTTTCGATGTGCGCCAGTAAAAATTCTGGCGTTTTTTTCTCACCGAATTTTCTCATTTTTTCTCAACGTGATTTTCATCACTATAAGAAAATCACGTAAGTGCTTGAATAGTGGCGGAGAGAGAGGGATTCGAACCCTCGGCGGAGTTACCCCCGCAACGGTTTTCGAGACCGGTCCGTTCAGCCGCTCCGGCATCTCTCCGTATATTGCAATGATGCCAGGTAATTTGGCATTTTAACAGACCCTATTCGGGTAATTTTGTTCAAGTGACGAGTTTACGAGCAAAACGATGATTAAGTGGCCCTGGAAAGCACAAGAAATAACCCAGAACGAAGACTGGCCGTGGGATGATGCGCTGGCTATACCTCTTCTGGTAAACCTCACCGCGCAAGAACAGGCTCGGCTTATTGCGCTAGCCGAACGTTTTTTGCAGCAGAAAAGACTGGTAGCGCTACAGGGATTTGAGCTCGACTCGTTAAAAAGTGCACGTATTGCGTTAATTTTTTGCTTACCGATCCTGGAGCTCGGTATTGAGTGGCTTGATGGTTTTCATGAAGTGCTCATTTATCCCGCGCCCTTTGTGGTAGATGATGAATGGGAAGATGACATAGGTCTGGTGCACAGCCAGCGTGTCGTACAGTCGGGGCAAAGCTGGCAACAAGGGCCCATTATTCTGAACTGGCTGGATATCCAGGACTCGTTCGATGCTTCGGGTTTCAATCTCATTATTCATGAAGTCGCGCACAAACTGGATATGCGTAATGGCGATCGCGCCAGCGGCATCCCTTTCATCCCGTTGCGCGATGTGGCTGGCTGGGAACACGATCTCCACGCGGCAATGAATAATATTCAGGATGAAATCGATCTTGTTGGCGAAAGCGCTGCCAGTATAGATGCCTATGCCGCCACCGACCCTGCTGAATGTTTTGCCGTGTTGTCAGAGTATTTTTTCAGCGCGCCAGAACTGTTTGCTCCACGTTTCCCGGCACTATGGCAGCGTTTTTTGCCAGTTCTATCGCCAGGATCCTTCTCAGCGCTTACGGGTAAGCGCTGCCGAAGGCGACTACGGCGAGGAATCCGAACATTAATTCCTCACTTTGTGGGTTAATTAACCAATTGAATTGGCGCGTTAATTTTACTGTTGACACGTTATAGCCGGCCCAGTATTATGCGCCTCGTTGAAACAATTCCTCTGTAGTTCAGTCGGTAGAACGGCGGACTGTTAATCCGTATGTCACTGGTTCGAGTCCAGTCAGAGGAGCCAAATTTAGGGAAGCAGACGTTCACTGACGTCTGCTTTCTGCATTTATATCAACTGATTAACCCCTTCTTCAGGTTCACTCTCGTTTACTAAAAACCACTCGAAGCTATACCCTTTTGCTGGTAAAGCTGGTTCGATTTGCGTTTTACCAGCACGCGGAGGGAACCGTCATGTCACTGACTGATACTAAAGTAAAAAATGCCAGACCAGCGGAAAAGGCCGTCAAGCTCGCTGACGGGTTTGGCCTCTATCGATTCAAAATACTGGCAGTCAGGCTATCGCTTTAATGGCAAACAGAAGGTGTTTTCTATTGGGGTTTACCCTGCGGTTTCTCTTGCTGATGCCAGACAACGCCGTGACGAGGTCAAAAGGCTGCTGGATCAGGGGATTGACCCGAACGCAAAAAACAGGCTGATGAAAAAATCCTTCAGGAAAAGCGCGATAAAACCCGCTCGTCCCGTGTCGTCGCCAAAAGCTGATGCACCATAATTCTGCCTATGATATTGACGGAAAACTTTTCGCCTGCACCAGAAATTTATCTGCCATTTCCGCTACCGGCGTCAGACTGCCTGTATCAACCATTTTCACAAAATATTTCACGTCTAAAGTTCATTCTACTCCCTGCCCTTAATCTCTACGGCGTTATGTCTCAGAATTATTTGCCAAGTGCCTGCCAGTTTTTCACGTTTCATCAGACGCTGGTACATAGCCATTGCGGTAAGGTCACAGCATTTGACTTGTGCAATTACAGACAAAGTTGCGCCATGCCGGAGCAAAGTAGGAATTAGATCAAAACTTCAACGCTTTGTTGTTTTTGTCAGCAAACAAACGCGCAACCTTATTTCCCCCTTTGACAAGCCGATCGCACATCGTTATTATGCGCCCCGTTCACACGATTCCTCTGTAGTTCAGTCGGTAGAACGGCGGACTGTTAATCCGTATGTCACTGGTTCGAGTCCAGTCAGAGGAGCCAGATTTTAGTTTCGGGACATCCTGGCGAGTCCGGAGACGTTTAAAAAACAAGAAATTATCTTTACCCGGTTGATCTGATAAGGTTTGCCGGGTTTTTTTGACATCCATAGTTTTTGGGGCTTAATCGGGCCTCACGGTTCGTTGAGTAAATGGAGCCCCCTCCTATGGCATTAACCGATACCGCTGGCGGCACGCAGACCGATCCGGGTACAGGAAAACCGTCAGAAAATCCACCCGCCGCTCCCAATAAGCCCACTCCACCGAAAGAAGAAACGCCGCCCGGCGCGCCGGAGAAATACGCGTTCACCGCCCCTGAAGGTCAGGAACTCGATACCAGCGCGCTGGCGCAGTTCGAACCAGTGGCGCGTGAACTGAACCTGACGCAGGAGCAGGCGCAGAAGCTGGTGGACGTCTATCCGAAAGTGCTGGCGGGAGTGCAACAACAGCAAGCGGAGTCATGGCAGAAGCAAACAGAAGACTGGGCTGCGGCAGTTAAAGCCGATAAAGACATTGGCGGTGACAAGCTGGCGTCTAATCTTGGCGCAGCTCAGCGGGCTATCGACACGTTCGGTACCAAAGAACTGAAAGAGTATCTCGATGGTACCTGCGCCAGATCTCTGGTCAATGCTGCACCGTGA